GGCGGTGGTGGTGCGGGGAAAATTTCCGGTACAGGCGGCGCAGGGGGTAGCGGCGTAGTTATTATTTCCGTTCCAACCGCAAATTATTCCGGCGTTTATACCGGTACTGCAACCGTAACAACCAACGGTTCAAATACAGTAATTAAATGGACAGGTTCCGGATCATATACCGCATAAGGAAAATATAAAATGGCACATTGGGCAAAAATTTACGATGGCGTTGTTACACAAGTGATTTGCGCGGATGCATCATATTTTGATAATTTTGTTGATGATACCCCCGGCACTTGGTTGCAAACTTCATACAACACGCATGGCGGCGTGTATTACATACCGGATACAAATACACCCGATCCGGATCAAAGCAAAGCATTTCGCAAAAATTATGCGGGAATTGGATATTTGTATATTACGGAATTGGATGCATTTGCGCCGCCAAAGCCTTATGCATCTTGGACATTAAACCCCCAAACCTGCTATTGGGAATCACCGGTTCCGTATCCGGATGATGGTAAATATTACCGATGGGATGAACAATCACAAACTTGGGTATTGGTAACTTCGTAATGGAAAACGAAATGCATTTGGCGCGATCAGATAACGCGCACATTGATAAACGCTTTGATGAAATCATGGTGGAATTGCACAAGATCAACGGGGCTTTTGCAACCAATCCCGATGGCACAACCGATTTTTTGGGGCATCGGCAATATCACGAAGCCATGATTAAAGCCGCAAACGCCCAAGAACAATTTTGGGGTGAATTAAAATTAGAAATTATGAAAAAGGGTATTTGGTCTTTGTTGGTAATCATTTGCGGCTTGGTGGTCGTGGGTATTTCCGCAAAGTTTGGCATTGGTAGTAAATAAAAGGGGAAATTATGCAAGAAGAAAAACAAACTTATATTGAACCCGCAAAAGAAGTTGCGGGAAAAGCAATTGGCAAACATGGATTGGTTTATATAACCATCATTGTTGCAATGGGCGTGGGCGCATCAATTGTTCTTGATGAAGGCAAAATGGCGGCGGTAATGGGCTTGCTTGGCGCATCGTTAACCGCATTGATTTCCATGCTTAACGGCGTGGCAGGGGCAACACCAAAACAGGATAAACCCGAATTTGAAATTATGAAAGAATTGATTGCGCGGCTTGATAAGATGGCAGATCGCGATCCAATGGCGGTACATATTGATGGCGATAAGGTTACCGTTCGTAAGGGTGATAACGAAACCATTTCACAAAGGGGTTAACAATGTTTCCACTTACCGCATTGGTTGATGTTGGCATGAAGGTGTTGGATAAGTTTATTCCCGATCCGGAAGCCAAAGCAAAAGCCCAACAAGAATTGTTGAAGATGCAACAAGAAGGGCGGCTTGCAGAATTGAACGCGGATAACATTGAAGCCCAAGAATTGACCAAACGCCAATCGGCAGATATGGCAAGCGATTCTTGGCTTTCAAAAAACATTCGCCCAATGACATTGATTTTTATTTTGTTTGCGTACTTCTTGTTTGCCATGATGTCGGCATTTGGTAACAATGCCAACGAAAAGTATGTTGAATTGCTTGGGCAATGGGGAATGTTGATAATGTCTTTTTATTTTGGTGGTCGCACCTTGGAAAAGATTATGGATATGAAAGCAAAGCGCGATGAAACTAACAAATAACTTTACCCTTGAAGAATTGACCAAAAGCGAAACCGCTTTGCGTAAAGGGTTGGACAATACGCCAACCGTTGAAGTGGTTGAAAATTTAAAGGTACTTGCGGAACAAGTGTTGCAACCGGTTCGCGAACACTTTGCAAAAGGCGTTAAGGTCAATTCCGGATACCGCGCCCCGGTGGTTAATGCCGCCGTTGGTGGTTCCATTACTTCCGATCATTGCATGGGCATGGCGGCAGATATTGAGATTCCCGGCGTACCCAATGCAGAGTTGGCGCAATGGATCGAAGCCAATCTTCCATATACGCAATTGATCTTGGAATTTTATACGCAAGGCATCCCGGATTCGGGTTGGGTTCATGTATCGTATGATCCCAAGAACCTTAAAAAACAATCGCTAACCGCAATAAAACGCGAAGGTAAAACCGTTTACTTGCCGGGCTTGCAAGCGTAAAGTTGCAGTTGCCTTCCTTCACAGGGGCTTAACACCCGGCGTTAAAACCGGGTGTTTTTTTATTTACGCAAAGTATGTTTTATAAAGTACACAGGGAACATCGCTAAAATAATAACCAAGCCAAGTAAATAGCAAAGCCCCACAAACAATAATTGCATTACGGCAATTGATAATGCTACGCAATACGCTACGCTTACGATAAAAAATTGGGCGATTGAAGCCATTGTTAAATTCCTTCATTCCATAAATCCTTTTGTTGTTACGCAAACTTTTTTGGCAATTACTTTATCGTTCCAATATGGATCGGCATTTGCCCAAGTTTGCGCCGCATCACGCGATTTGAAAAGCATGGTTCGATATGGCGAATAAGGAAGGGTTCCGGGCGGCAACTTAACATACCCCACCCTTCCTATGATTGCTAAAGCCCAACAATCAATTTTTGCCATTGCAAAACCATCGTTTAAAAAACCCCGGCTTATCGCCTTGCAAAGCGTGATTGGTTGCTTCCCGGATAATTTCACATTCAAGCAATATTTGCGTGGCAATTTCGTGTACTTCTTTTGCCCGGCTTCCATTCGCACTTATGCGTTGAATCTTGCTATTTAAACGGTTAACGGTCACCAATGACGATGCCAAGTTAATTTCACCCATAATAAAAACCCCCCAATTAAAACGGAATATCATCATCAAGCCCATCCATATTACTTGGTGCGGCAGGTCTTTGGAATTGTTGATGCGGCGCGGGTTCCGGATCGGCGCGGCGTTCGCCCCCAATCAATTGCAATTCGGCAATGCGGGCGCGTAGATCAACCGCTTGGGTTCCATCCTTCTTGGTGTACGCTTCAATGTGCAAATCCGCAAGTTGCACAAACACTTGGTTACCCTTGGCAAGATACGGTTGCAACTTTTCGCATCGTTCACCCCACAAACTTGCGCGTACCCATTGCGTAGGGTATTTGCCATCTTGCCCTTTGCGCCCGTAGTTGTACGCAAGGTTTAAATCAAGAACGGCTTTGCCATCTTGGGTGAAGCGTGTAACGGGTTCATTCCCTATTCGCGCGATTCCTACTGTAATCATTTCATTCCCCTTGGGTTAATAGATCAAACATTGTTTCGATTTCGTTAAGAAAACCAATTGCCGCCGCTTCCACTTCGGATATGTAAACGGGATCGGGTACATACTTGCGGATCAACAACTTTTGCTTATCCGGCAAGCGCGGATCGTACGCACAAAAATAAACAGGGCAACCACCCAAGCAAGCGGATTGCAAAGCCATTTGCGGCAAATAATCTTCCGGCAACCAATCAGGGTTTTCGCGGGCGGCAATCAACCAACCAAGCATGGTGGAAGTTGATGGGCATTTAACTTCAAGCAATGCAACTTCGGATTCAATAATGCCATCCGAGGATGCGCCGCAATTGTCAATGGTTGGGTGTTCAACAAACCCGGTATCAATCACTTGCAAGCCGGTGGCAAGCGTGAACGCTTCCTTTGCCATTGGTTCTTGGTCAATGCCCCATTGCATTTCTTGGGTTACATACTTGGGAACAATGTTCCCGGTAAGGCGTTCCGCAAGAATTTCAATTTTCAACTTGCGGCGTTCCGATGATTCCTTGGGGGCTTCATCCTTCTTTGCTTTCAAGAATGACATTGCCGCCGCCATGCGGCTTGCCGTTAACTTACCGGTACGGTCATTGAACCATGCGCCGGTTCCTTGTAATGCGTTTGCTTCGCGTGTCATATATTTTTTCCTTCCACAAAATCGGATGCGTTGCCTTTTTTGGCGTTAATGTTTCCATAAATAATTACGATTTCACGAATCGTTTGGGCTTCGTTAAGCCGGGATTTCCAATAAATGCGATCTTCGCCATCGGAATCTCGGTACTTGGCTTTTAACCAATCAATACGATCATCAATTGCTTTGATTACTTCAATCATGCTTTGCTTTCGGGTTTGGCTTGCGCGGCAAGCAATGCGGCTTTCACTTCATCCTTTACGGCGATGGTTGCCTTTTGTTCTTCCTTGGACAAGCCGCCCCATTCCACTTGCAGGTTAACAAGGGTTTTGCAAGCGCGAATGATGGTTTCCACTTCCGCGATGCGTTCGGGTGAAGGTGTAACGGTAATTTCCCCGGCGGGCGGGTTAAACGAAGCCGTAACGCTTCCATCTTTGCCGGTTGGTACGCTTACCCTACCAATGCGCGATTGCGCGTTTACGGGCGTTCTTTGCGCCAAATTCGCATCATCATCTTCCGGGGCGATCCCGCAAGCCGCCATTAACGAATACCGGCGGGCATAGGTTAACGCGGAACCGTACCCTTGGGGATCGTGTTTAGCGGCGGGAACATGAAGGATGCCCCCGGAAATGGTTTCCCCGGATTCGTGAACAAACAAAGTTTCCACCGCAACCCCATTATCGGAATCATGGGTGCGTTGGATCAAGGCAATCCCGTTGGCGTTAAGGGAATCAATTACCGCTTCAACGCAAGCCGCAAGATCGGCGTACCGGCTTTTAAAGTGCGGGTTGGTTGACGATTTAAGGGCGGGCGCGAAAGCAAGTTGTGCTTTCACAAGGGCGGTTGCAATTTGTTGCATGGTTATTCCCCTT